ATGGGCACCATTACAGAACGCAAACGCAAGAACGGAAAATCGAGTTACACGGCGCAGATCCGCATCAAGCGCCGAGGCAGCGTAGTTTATCAGGAAAGCCAAACCTTTGAGCGCAAGCAGGCCGCCGGCGCCTGGCTGAAAAAGCGGGAAGGCGAGCTGGCCCAGCCGGGTGCACTGGATAAAGCTGTGCGCAATGGCGTGACTGTGCGAGAGATGATCTTGCGCTACCTGGAAGAGTTCGAGCGGGTGCGGCCGCTGGGCAAAACCAAGCGTGCAACATTAAAGGCGATTGCTGATACCTGGCTGGGTGACCTGGCCGACACCGACCTAACCAGCCAGCGCCTGGTCGAGTATGCGCACTGGCGCCGGAGCGAGCAGGGTGGTGCAGTGCAGCCGCAGACCATCGGTAATGACCTTTCCCACCTGGGTGCGGTGATGTCTGTAGCGCGCCCCGCCTGGGGCTTTGAGGTGGATCATCACGCGATGGCTGATGCCCGCAAGGTACTGCGCAAAATGGGTATGGCGTCACGCAGCAAAGAGCGTGACCGCCGGCCGAGCCTTGAAGAGCTGGGCCAGCTCATGACGCACTTCTCCGAGATGCAAGAGCGTCGACCCTCATCTATCCCCATGCCAAAGGTGATTGCCTTCGCGCTGTTCTCCACGCGCCGGCAAGATGAGATAACCCGCATTCGCTGGGCCGACCTGGACGAGGTTGGCCAGCGTGTACTGGTGCGGGATATGAAGAACCCCGGCCAGAAGCTGGGCAACGATGTATGGTGTCACCTGCCAGATGAAGCATGGGCGATAGTGCAGAGCATGCTGCGGCTGGCTGAAGAGATCTTCCCCTACAACTCAAGCTCCATCTCAGCCTCTTTCACCAGGGCGTGCAAGTTCCTGGAGATCGAGGATCTGCGCTTTCACGACTTGCGACATGATGGTGTGAGCCGGCTATTTGAGATGGATTGGGATATCCCGCGCGTGGCTAGCGTTTCTGGCCATAGGGACTGGAACTCGTTGCGGCGTTACACTCATCTGCGTGGCCGGGGTGATCGGTATGCTGGCTGGCCGTACTTGGATGCGGTAACGCGTTAGTTCCGACAGGGAGTGTTTGATGAATAAGTGGCTTGTAAGCGTTGGGCTGTTGGTAACTTTTTTGTATGTTGGAGTAGGTTGTTGGTTGTTAGGTGATGGACTGTTGCAGTTAAAAGACCTCGCCCTAAATGAACTGGGTGACTTCTTGGCCGGTGTGTTCGGACCGCTCGCTCTGATGTGGTTGATACTCGGATTTTTTCAGCAAGGTATAGAGCTACGCCAGAACCGCGAAGCCCTGCAACTGCAGGTCGCTGAGTTAAATGCGTCTGTTGCCCAGCAACGAGAGCTGGTTGAAGTCAGTCGTGAGCAGTTGTTGGCTGAAACAGCAGAGCGAGAATCGCAACGCGAAGCGGCTGCCATTGCCAGAGTCCCTCAGCTCACATTGGATTATCGACGAATGGAGGCCGATGTTGAGCGGGGGTGTCCAGCAATCGTTTTTACACTTTACAACGCACGCGGACACGCTTTTCAAGTTACCGTTTATAGCGGTAAAGGTGGAGAAGGGCCGGTTTTGGCTAAGCAGGCTATTTTGCCCGAATGTGGAGAGTGGGAGTTTTCCCTTCCCCTAGCGGCCGGGTTTGCTAAGCAAGTGCGCTTGTATGTTCTCTATCAAGACGCCAAGCACCTCCAGTACCAAGCATTCTTTGATGTCTCATTGAGGCTGAAAAATGGTTACCCTGAAGTTGTAGATGTTGGACCTTTGAAATCGGCGCGCGCATCGTCCGCGTGAGGGCGTAGCCGCGCTCAGCACGCGCGGCGATACCTTCCATGCAGCTTATCATTCTCAATCACCGCCTTCGCCCGCTGATCGTCCAGGTACTTGGCCAAGTCCTGCACGTGCACTCCCTTCGCGGCTTTCTGGCTGCCTTCCATCCGCACAATCGGTAGGTCTATCTCTGCCGCCATCACCTTGCGCTGCAGCTTCTCCACGCTTAGGTGGCTGAAGTAGTCAGTGCACACCTTGTCTAGCGGTATCACTGCCAGCCCATCGTACTGCGCCATCAACAAGAACAGCGTGTTCATACTCTGTGTTCCTCCAGGCAAAGCCTTTCCTGCAGGGGCTGGCGTGGTTGCGGGCGGTTGTGTACCTGGTGGCTGATTACGCCGGCTTCACATTGGTAGCTGCCGCAGATCTCGGTCGCGAACACCTCTTGCCTGTGCTGCCCGCAGGTGCCAAAGGGCGTGCGTTTTTTGGGGCCGTTCCAGTCCTCGAAGGGACAGTGCTCGTCATCTGCGAAGCCTTGGCTTGTGAAGTGGACACAGCTGATGCAGGCTTTGGGCATCTGCACGTTGCACGGGGTGATCGTGGTCACAGGTCACCCCCACGTTGCGCTTGGCCCAGTTTGATTCTGCGCACCGCGCGGGCAGAGGCGGGGTAGTGCTTGATGTCATCGCCCTGCATGCCGTCGCTGAACTCCTGCTGCAGGGCTGCGTCTCGGTCTTGCTCTGTGCTGGTCCAGTACCGGTCTGCTGCGAATGCTTCGGCGTTGCCAGCCTGAAATTGTGGCTCGACTGTTTGTGTCGGTGCTG